CCCTAACCTATACGTAAAAATTTCCCCAATAGTAAAGTTAACATAATAAGTTACGGGGAAATATTACTTCGGTTAGGACACGTGTGGTTTACATAAACTATTTTAATGTACTAATCTGATGAACCAGTATCTCCAAAATTTTTAATAAATAATAAAACTGGAATAAGATAAATATAATCTTCGTTACTTGCTGAATTACCAGAATGTGAAATTGTAACAATACCGTTTGTATCAAGTGACATTGAACGAACAGAAATATAACGAATATTATATGAAGAATCAGTTAATCTTGTAATGACTGTATTATCGAAAGTAATATTAGTTGATGGTCTTAATGAAGTTTGGAAAGATGTAGTAAATGGAGATGTATTTCCATTTAAATTTATTTTAATAGTACCATAAATTTTAGCAATAGAACCATCTGTATTTTTTGCAACTTTAACAGAAGAAGATGAAGTATCTATTGAACCAACAGTAGTTGTAATATTAGTTATAGTTTCAACAGATGATAAATTGAAGTTACTAATTTGATTTAAAGCAGACTGTGCGTTTACATTAGCTGTAGAAGCTAAAGAAGAAGCAGAGTTAGCAGAAGTTTGAGCTTCATCTGCTGTTGTTTTTGCCTCATTAGCTTTTGATAAAGCTGTACTTGCATTAGTATTAGCTGTTTCAACGCCAGCACTTGCTGTTTGAATAGCTGTAGCATTTGCCTTCATTTGAGTATCGATTTTTAGCATATCTCCGTTATAATCTCCAAGAAAAGTTGGTTTATCACTTCCAACATATTGAGATAATTCATAATTTGTAGTTTTATTAGTACTTGACATAATAAAAACTCCTTTCTAATTTAATAAAATTTCTTTACTGTTTACGTCAAATTCATAAGCTGTAATTTCTTTTTCATCATATATTGTTGCAGTTAATTCTAAGTTATCAAATTCAGAACATGTAATTGCATTTTCTCTAAACATATCGTAAATATCCATAATAACCTTTGAAACATTTTCTGTTTCACCATTTGTAGGGTTATAAGCTTTTACATTTCCAAGTTCTATTTGATGAATTTCATTTTCTAATTCATTTTTTAAATTTTGTAAATTTGAATTAAAAATAATTTGATAATCATTTAATAAATTGGTTACTTGATTATATAAAGCATTATTTTTTGTATCAACACTTTGTAGAATTTGTGCTCTAAAAGTTGGGAAAAAGTTATTAATTTCTTGAATTTCTATTTCGATATTATCTAATTTTGTTGATATTTCTTCATAATTATCAGTAATTTCTTGAATTGTTGAAAGTATTTGATTATAATTATTAATAATATCATTTATTTTAAAACGTAATTCTTGTAATTGTTCGGGATAACTTAAACTTTCTTTATAAGAAGAAGGTAGATTTCCGAACTGTTAATATTAGAGGTGGAATAGGTTGAATTTTTTTAATATCCATTAATTTTCTCCTTTCTAATATATTCCCATAAAAAGGGTTGATAATTTATTTATAATTTCTAAATCAAGTGAAACAGCTAATTCTCTAAATTCACGTACTAAATATTGATTTGTAACAATAACGCCATTGTCACCTTTCATTGAGTGAGTATATTTTTCAATAGTATTAGATGAACCGTTACTTTCTGTATTTGTTTCATCTTGAATATTACTTTCAGTTTCACTAGCATTTGTATCAGAGGCGTATTTTCCATTTAAAATTTCTTGTTTAATTATTTGACCTTGTGGAGTATCACTTCTTACATTTAAACCACTTGCATTATTTGATGAATTAGAATTTGAATTTCCTTGACTTTCGCTTTCCGATTCAATAGTTCTTGTATATTCTTCAGTATAATCTACAGAAGATAAAGGGTCATATTCTAAAAATTTTGAATAAATTTTTAGTAAATATTCTTCCATTATTTCATTCATTGTAGATTTGGCATAATGCTCAAAAAGTTCTGGTGTTTCAAAACCAATTTCACGCATATAATAATGGTCTACTATCTTTTTTGCTAATTTTTCTTTACTCCATACATTAGCAGTATTTAATATATTAATTTGATTTTCTGTTAAGAAGTCTTGTAAATTATAAGAACTAAACCATGATTCTACATTTTCGCGTCCATATAATCTACAAACCTCACGTAATTCTAATGAATAAGTTGACATTTTTTATTCTTCACCGTCCTTGATTTCTAAATCTTCAATTTCTTCTGATTCTTTAAAATCTTGAACAATGCTTTGAGCCTCTTTAATTATATTGTGTAAGTCAGAACGAACACGAACGCTAATTTCTTTATCAGTTCCAGTAAGTCCAAATTTTTCATTAAATTGTCTACAAGCTTCTTGTCTTGGTGCTAAATAACTTTGAAGATTCAAATTTATAAGTTCGTTATTTGAATTAGCTTCGTCAGTAATTAAACGTTCTTTCTTATCTACCATTATATTATTAATTCCTAAAAAAGTCAATGCCTCGTTCCATATTTCTTTTTTGTAATCTGTAATTTTATCAGCAATATATGGAGCTAAAGTATTTACAGATTTTATAACTTGATTTGCGTCTGCTAAGTTGTTTTTATCTCCAAAAATTACTGGTTGATTTCCATCATATTGATTATAAATATTAAGCATTGATAAACGTTGTTTTTCATCTACTAATATTAATACTGGTGTTTTTTGAGCTTTTACGTTTGTATCAATTGTACGTTCTGCCTCGTATAAACGTAAAGCAAATAGTTCCATTGAACCTGCTGTTGGTTCTCTTTCCCAGTCATTTTGTACTAAAATACATTGACTATTTTCTAAATATTCGCGTCTTTCTTCTGATATATTTGGAACTAGTCCTATATATAAAGTGCGTACTGTACTATAAGAATATGAATAACATTGAAGTTTTGTAGGTAAACCATAAATATTTACGTCACCTGCAGAACTACAATTTGTATTAATAAAACCATAGTTCTTATCTTTAAGTAGTGTTGCCATTCCATTATAGTATAAACATTTTTCTAAATATTTTGCGTCCATTGATTTTGGTAAATTTACCCATTCAAAAACAGAAAGAGCAACTTTTTTAAAACGTCTTAAGTAGTCTAAGTATGTTAAATCATTTACTAATAAACTATCTTTAAATTTATAATTTGTATTAATTTTTTTTCTTGCCATTTTACGCCTCCTATCTATTATTTTGTGAATAATCTAAAAATGTAGAAGTATTATGCCATAATGTCAAGCCATTATCAAACATTTCTTTTATTTCTTGTAAATCCATTTGTGGAATGCTTGCTATAATATTTGCTCCAATTGTTTTTATATAATTCCAATTAGGTCTATTGTTTAGATTTGGAACTTTTACTTTATTTGTTAAATATCCGTACATGTCAAAATACTTATCAATTCTTTCTGCAAATTGTCTTTTTATAGTATAACGTGTAAATATATTATTATCCATAAGTGAATAACCTAAAAGCGTTGTGTTATTTCCACCAAAAGACCCTGTATTTGGTAATTTTTGTTGTTTTTCAATTTGTGCCATTTGCATTTTTTGATAATATTCATGATTTTTATCTTTTGAATAAAAATCTAAAGTACCACTTGCAGTTTGTGAAATAGCACTTCCAAAACTACCTAAAGCACCTATAGTATCTTTTCCAATGCCACCAAGTGCAGTACCAATTGAACTACCTACTTGTGACATGCTATCTAGTAATCCCATTTTTGTATTAAATTCTTCTTGTTCCATTTGTAACGAAACAATATCTTTATTTTGTGCAAGCCATACATTATAAACGTCATTACTCCATGAAATTGACGGATAACCATTAAGTGTTGCAATATCCGAAAGAGAATTGCCACTTTGACCCCTATAATTTTGTGGAATTATGCATACTGTTGGATTTGGATTTATTTCACTTATCATATTAAATACTGGTGTTCCATTTGTAAAATCTTCATATCGATATATTTTTGAGCTTCCTGATGTTGGGTTAAAACCTACATACATATAAGGATAAGTTCTTAATTTTTGATTCCTAGGTGTATATCCATCTAAAGAAGATGGTGTGCTAACAAGTGTTACAGGACGTGGTGTTGATAAAAAGTCATTTTCCATAATTCCATTTAAACTATCATTTGGATAAAAAGCAAGTTTAGGAACGGTAAATATATTTAAAATATAATCAGATTTTCCAGCTTGTGAAATTTGAAGTAAAAAACCACGTAATAATTCTGCATTTGAATATCCATAAAATTGAATGCCCGAAAAAATACCATTGTATTTATGCCCGTAGGTATCTTCAGCATAAGCTACAATATACCACGGTTCTAAATCTTGAATTTCTGCTGTTCCATTTATTTTATATTCTCCAGTTTCAAGATTTTCGGGAACTAAATTTGCTCCAGGCACGTCATCTTGAACTGATAACATTTCACGTTCTATAAAACTTTGACGCCAATTTAAATCAAATTGCCATGTTTGAAAAACGTCAGTTTTTAAATAAATATTTGTCATATTATCGTTTACATAATTCATATTTACAATATAAGCATAAAACCATTTATTCGAATAATTATCATTTCTATACATACAATAGTTATATTCCATAATATTGTCAATATGATTTGGATAACGTAAAACGCCATCTTTTCTTAAATAACTCCCATCATTTAAACCAATTTTTGGTAAAGAATCAAAATAAGTATGTTGTGCAGTTTCATTTGCAAAAGTTATTTGGTGTTTATTTGAAATTGTAAGAGGACATTTAATTAAATAAATATCAGTTTGTGGTGTTATAAGTGCCATTTTTTATTTTCCTTTCTTATAAAATTAAAAGGGGAAAGGGAAGGAAAGTTTGATTTTCCTTCCCTTTTGGAAAAAAGGTGAAATTTATAATATGGAGGAATACTAGCTTGCTTGATTTACTGTAACTTCAATATCTGTTGAAACATTTCCTGCTGTAACTGTAACTGTTGCTGTACCATCTCCAACGCCTGTAATAGTTACTGTTCTTCCACTTATTGTTGCTGTTGCAACGTCTGAATCATCAGAAGCAACTGTAATATTAGGTGTATTTGCCTGTGCAGGTGTTGTTGAAACTGTAACAGTTGTTTCATCTCCCTCATCAATTGTAACTTCTGAAACATTTGTTTCTAAACCTGTAATTGCAACTTGTGGTTCTTCTGTTGCAAAAACAACTGCGTTACTAAATAATGAGTATTGATACATATTTACGTCATCTAAATAAATTTGACGAGTTCTATTATTTGGGTTAAAGAAATCAGAAGTATCTGTTTCTTGATTTTTAATTCTAAACCAAGATTTATCACACATAATTCCAAGAATCTTTGAACCATCTATTACAACGTTTCCTTCTTTATCATATTCGCTAAAGTCTTTTACATATTTAACTCTACCAAGAAGTACAGCTTTATCAATATTAAAAGCATTTGCTAAAACATTTACGTCTAAGTATGCTCCTATATCATTTCTAATTAAGAATACAATATCTTCTGCTTCTGTCCATGTTAAAACATCTCTTCCATAACCACCAACTTGACGCCATGCGTTATAGTCTGATGATGGTTCTTGCATATTTAAGTATAATGTTCTTGCCTTTGTTAAAAATGCTTTTGCTTTTGCTTCAGTATTTGGTTCATCTAAAACTTCTATTTTTACATTTCTTTTATTATAAGCGTCTGCAACTAAACCTTTTGTCATGTTATATCTATCAATATAAGCTCCATTATAAAGACTTTGTGTAATTGCATTTATAAAACTTTCTAAGTTTTCCCAAGAAGTAAATGCTGTTCTTAATTTTTCCCTTGTAATTGTTACAGGGTATTGTATATCAGAATTTATATGTGGATATTGAACTTTTATGTCAGCTTCATATTTTGCAAGTAAACCTGCAAAATCATTTACATTAAATTTTCTACCCTTTGCAGGATTTATAAATATTTCTTGACCAATTGAACCTAGTGGCATTTGGTCACCCCATAAAAATTGAAGTTGGTTATTGAATAATTTGTAATCTACTATTTGAGTATAAACAATTCTTTTTACTAATACGTCGAAAAATTCATTCATTAGATTATCATCACTAAATAATTGACTTGCAAATATAGAAATGTCAGTATTTGGTGTTATTTCGTCAATTTGTCTATTGTAAACAGTTCCATTTTGAATACTTGTTTCTCTTATTTGGTTTAGTGATGTTCTTAATCCCTCAGTAATTGGCATTTTAAAATCACTCCTTTAATTTATTATACCACTATTTTATATTTTTTATGTTAATTTGTCAATAGTTTATCGTTTAAAATTTCCGTTTTTCGTCAAAAACTGTTCGAAAGTCGAGTGGCTTTGTTTCCTCTTTTGGTTTTTCATTAGTTTTATAAATACTTTCAGTATCATCACCCATTGAAATTTGTTGTAAAAGATTTCCGTTTGTTGTAATTAAATTTTCTTTGTCTGTTTTTAATTTTTCAATTTCTTTATCTTTATTTGCAATTTCTGTATTCATTGTAGTATTATCTGTTAAAAGTAATCCAATATCATCTGCAATTAATCCTGCATTTTCTTCTCCAACTTTTTCAATAATATTATTTGTTAGTTCTTCCATTTTTTCACGAGTCATTATTTTTCACCTACCTTATTATTAATTTTCTTTTTCCACTCATAAGCCATTTTACACTATTATGTTTTATAGTTGGAACGGGGGGTGTGGGTGGCGTAGTTCCATCATAAATTACAACAGTTCCACGCACATTTGGAAAACCTAATGGCTGGCATGGGTCTACAAAACTACTACATTGCCAAGCCTCTGTAGTAGTTGCCTCTAAATGTAAATGAGTTCCAGTTGAATTTCCCGTATTTCCCATTTTTCCAATTATAGTATTTAAATTTACTTGTTCTCCTACATTTAATGTTATACTTCCATATAGCATATGACAATATCTATAATATAAACCCGTTCTTCTATCTAAAATTTGAACTTGATTTCCAAGTGATGGCGTTGTTCCTGTTGAATTTTTATAGACATAAGTTACAACGCCATCATTTGTAATTGAATATAAATCTGGGTTTGATTCTGCAGTTCCACTTGCGGGAAAATCTACTCCACTATGAAAACCACAAGTATAACTTTGATTGGGATTTCCATAAGGTTGACCAATAGTGCAATTTATTCGCATTGGTGAATACGGCGTTCTATATTCAGCCATTTTTTATTTTCCTTTCAGTAACTTTTTTAAAATTTTATTTTCTAAATTTATTTCATGAAGTTTACATAATATATTCTTTTCTTGTTTTTAGATTCTATAATTGAATAAATCTCTAAAGCAATTTCAATAATAATAAAAATTAATTCTAGTTTATCCAATTATTTTACGCCTCCAAGCCATTTTACGTAACCTATTTTATAATTGTTTTTTCCATCTACTTTATATCTTACTATTGCTCTATTTTGAAATATTCCTAAACATTCGCATGTTTCTCTAACATTTAAAGAACCAATTTTATAGCTTAAATTTGTATCAGAATAAACTGGTTCTGGTGTACTACCATTTACATATCTTTTCACTTCTACTTCATCTCCATTTTGTGGGGTCTGTCCTGTTATTTCTCCCACGTTTATTTTTTCACATTCTGCTAAACATTTTGAAATATCAACTCTAGAATTTATGCCATTTACTCTACCATTAGAAGTATATTGCCATAAATCTACTTTAAAATTACAAGTATGATTTTCTTTTCCGTTCCATTCTGCAAGCCATATTTTAAATTGAACTAATTGATTTACATCTATTTTAGAAGTAAACCAAGATTTACTTGCATATACTCCTGCATTATATCCTTTTGCTGTAAATGTTTTGCAAAACTCAATCGCTTGAGTTGTAAGTTCTTTTTTACTTAAAGGTGCAATTTGACCATCTTCTAAATCTAAAAATATAGGCAGTTCTATTATTTTATTTGCAAGCTGTGAAATAGTCCAGTCAATTCCACTTTTAAGGGTTGCTAAGCTAGTACAATAAGAATAAACATAAATTCCCACATTCATTCCATTTGCTTTTGCTTGTTTATAATATTCATTAAAACGTGTGTCTTTTGTATGATTATTTTTATTACCTATCCAGCCTACACGTAAGATTACGTCATTTATTCCTGCTTGTTTTACTTTTGCAAAATCTATTGTTCCATTATGTTGTGATAAATCAAGAATCTGTTTCATTTTTTATTCTTCCTTTCTTTTATAATATTGTACTTCAAATAAAGGATTACTTTCATCACTAGTTCCACTTATATTAGTTTGTTCCTCATAAGATATAGCTTGTTTTATTTCATCATAAGCTGTTTGTTGTTCGCTAGTATATGGGGTTATTTCTTCTTCTGCTAATTCGTATTCTACTGTTATTGGATTTTCTGCAAGATAAGCTTTCCAATCAGCTAAGGTTTCAAATTGTGGACATCTAAACCACAATCTAGTAACTCCTACTGCATATTTATTTACATCAGAAGAACTTAAATTGCTTAAAGTAGTTATCGTGGCAATAGTACATTTTGAATTAGAAGTGCTAGTAGCTATATTTTGTATTGAACCACTCCTAAAATATGTGTTTGAATATTGTGAATCCCACGTTTCATCATTACTCCCATCAAGTTCTATTCGCCCTCTTACATGATGAATACCATCATCAGCTAAGTAATCTCCTAAGTACATTCTTTGGTTACCTAGTGGGAATGTATAGGTTTGTTCTTGGTGTGGGGTATAGGTTGTTGCGGTACTATACTCTATTTGCCCTTTAGCATTTAAAGGTACTTCTGAAATATTTCCACCTTTAAAACAATAATGAAAATACGCAACATTATTTTCAGGTGAATATGCTTCATTTCCTCCAACATAAGCTCTGCTTATAAAATTACCACTGCTATCAAATTGATATATAAAAGCAGTTACACGCACATTGTCTAGTGTAAATATAAAGCTTTCATTCCCTTTAACTTTAATAGGCTTAATACTGCAAGAATAGTTTTGATTTTCAATGTATTGACCTGTAGCACTATCATAATATCCATATCTTAATCCTCTGTTCAAATTCTTATTCTGTACTAATACTTCTACATCTCCTGTAACATTAGTTATAGCTTGTGGGTAAGATGGATTTGGACTAGCTGTTCCTCCTACATATGGTTCGTAGGCTGGCATTGTAGAACTCGTATATGTTCCACTAACTATTTGTAAGCTATTTAAATCTAATGTAACTGGTTGACTTGTTGCTAAAAAATTAAATCGTATTGATGTCTAATTTTCTGAAATTGAAAAATGGTAATAATTATGGTTGTTTGATAAGTTAACCAACATTTCATTTTGACTGTTATACAACATTGTCGAATCACTTGTAGCTTTTGTACTATTTAAAGTGTAAGAACCAGTAGACAGGTCTAATTTTAATGTAAAAGAGAAATTGTTTTGTGTATTAATACTTGTAATTGTATATATCCCATCATTGAAAGTATAAGTACAATTATAATTTCCTACGACTGTTGTATCTTTATTAAATAACTGTTTCCCACTATACTGTACCTGTTCACTATTTCCCCTAGGTAATGGAGGCAAGTAGAATTTTGTTTCTACACTATTTTCTAATGTTAAAGGATTTCCTGTTATTATTTCTGATAAAACCCAACTATGTTTTTTATTATAATTATTTAATACCCACCATTTAATCCAAGTTGGAATAGCTTGATATTCTACGTCATCTTCATTTTCACTTGGTAATTTAAAAATAGGATATAAAATTTTTGACATAAAAATCCCTCCTATTCTTGTTCGTACCATTCTTCTTTATAGTAAATATAAAATTTACTTGTATCTACTTCATAAAATGTAGAACCATCTACAGCTTTTTCGGTTGGTTTACTTTCTGTACTTAAACCTATAAAATCGAATCTTGTTTTAAAATCTTCCATTTTTATTTTTCCTCACTTTCTTTTATTTCCTCTGTAAATTCCTTTAATACTTTTTCTAAAAATTTTTGAAATTTTACAGGGATAGGCATTTTACATAATACCATATTTTTTAATATTGATAATGATTCAAATATTACGAATAAAATATTAAATACGTCTGCAATTCCTACAACGTCAAAATTTAAAATTTCTTTTATTTGTTCGGGAATAAATCCAATAAAATCAATATTTACTAATAAATCTATTAAACTAAGTATTATAATTGTTATTAGCATTCCAACTTTCCTTATCATTCCATCAATTCCAATACAAGAATTTATCTTTCTTTCTCGAATTGCTCTTAAAATTCCAAAAATTAAATCTAATACAATTACAATACATAAAATTTGCATACTTTGATTATTTAATAATTTTAAAAATAAAAAACTAAAATCCATTTTTATTACTCCTTAAATAATTCCTTTAGCCTTTGTTCCTTACAATTATAAATTATCTTTTCAATTTCAATTTCTAAATTGTCACATTCGTTTTTTGTTTTACAATTACTATTTAAAGTAAATAATATAATTTCTAAATCTTCCATTTTTCTATTTCCTCCAATTTTATTATTTACTTAAATTTTATCATTTATTATTAAAATTTTCAATGTTTTTTATAACTTTTTCTTCTTTTATTGTAAAATCTGTTTCGACTAAAATTACGCCACCGTTTTACATGTTTAAATGTTAATTTTCCACCGCATGTAAATCCTGTCTTAAAATTTTCCCACTCTACATATTTATAACATTGTTTTGGCATACCTGCACATGTAATTTCTACATTTCCGTCAATTTCTTCTAAATAACATTTTTGCCTTATAAATTTTGCTTTTGTAAATTTCCCGTTCGCATTTCCAAGCACCTAAACGAACGTCGTCTATATCGCAAAACTGCTCTAATTCTTCAATTGGAAGTAAAGTGTGCACACTATCTGTATCAGAATATAAATACATGTCTACGCCATATTTTTGTAAGCTATAATCTTTTATCGCTTGACTGGTTCTTATTGTTTTTTCCCTTGCGTATGCTGTAATAAATGAACCTGCTGGTAAATATATACCATCTGTTATTTCCAAATCTGTCATTTTATAATGTATTATTTCATCATCACCAAGTACAGGAAATTTTGACCTTATTTCTAAAGATTTTGCAAGTTTACCATATAATGAATTTAATTGTAATTTTGCAATTTGCCTTTGACCTGCATTTTTATTTATAGTTGCCTCGTTTTTTCTTGCTATCCACTTATCAATATATTTTTTAAATAATATATCAGTTGCTTTAAATTTCCAACCGTTTACATAATCTAAATCATATACATTATAATGCTCTAAAAATAATTTTAAATCTACACTTGTTAAAACTAAACAAACAATTTCGCCTTTACTACTTTCTAGATATTCGTTTTCTCTAAAAAATGAACGATTATTTTTAATCTGTATAGTTGGTATTTTATTTTCCTTTATTTCAAAACTACATGTTATCATTTGAATATATAAAGGATACACTTTATCTTCTTTATATTTTCCGTTCGTAAAATACTGGTTCTCCAAAAGGTAACATTTTTTCATACATAACAGACGGATAAAGCGAATTTACATCTAAAACAACTCCTGCTCCTACGTCTTTCTCTTTGTAAATAGGGTTTAAATAAGTAAAACCACCCCTATATGATTTTCGTAAGTCTTTGTCTATTTCATATTCTAAAGTTGGAAAGTAATGTAAAAACTTTGCTTTTCCAATTATTTCTTTATAATCAGCAAGTGCATTTCCGAGCTCTTGTCATTTTAGTTAAATTTTCATCAAAGATAATTTTAAGTGCTTTTGCCATTATTTGCACGTCATTTCTTATATATTTACGCTCATCTTCTGTTAAAACATGACCGTAATTTTCGAGGTTTTTTATAATCCATTTCTAATTTTGAAATCTCTAAATTAAAAGCCTTTGCAGTTCCATCAACAGAAAATGGAATAATTTTTAAACTGTCATAAAATGTTGTTTTATGAACTTTTTTATTTCCTTTACTATAACATAAAGTAATTGAATAAAATTGTCCCATGTCTGAAATTAAAGTAGTAAATGTGTTAGAATCCATTTCTTTTCTATCTTGTACATGTTTAAATCCATGTGTTAATGCCCAATAAATTATAAACTCACCATCAAATTTTAAGTTATGAAAATAAAAATCAGCATTTTTTTGACTTTTGCAAAATTCAATAAAACTATCAATGTTATTATCTATTACAATATTTTCGTCGTTTCCAATTTCTGATACAGCCCATGCCCACACATAAGTTTCATTAGGTAGCCAAACACAAGTTTCAAAATCGGCTGTAAATTTTTTCACATTAGTTTTTCCACCTTTCTTTTATTTTTATAGGTAACCGTTTTCATCTAAATTTGTAATTATTTCGCCTGTACTTTCTTTATTTTCTAAATCAATTCCCAAACTTTCTAAGAATCTATTAAATTCTCTTTCACTATAATATTGGTCACTTTGATATGTTAAATCTCCCGAAATTTCATTTTGCGAAACATAATCAAAAAAATTAATAGGGTTATTAATTGCTTTCAAACGAAACATTAATTTTTCATAATTTTCAAAACTACTATATTTTTTCATTTCATTCATATAATTTTCACGAAATACAATTGCTTTTTTCATTTCATAATCAGAAGAACCTTGAATTTTAATAGAACGTTTTAAACGTCTAAAATCAGAACCCTTTGTAGTTTCAATTTTTCCTAAATGTTTTATTTGTGCTTCAATTTCTCTAGCTCTAACTGAACCCATTTGAACTCGCGAATATCCTCCAATACTAGGTTCGTTAAGTTCTGAAAGTTCTTTATTTAAACGTCTTTTTGCAATTCCTGTTTGAATCCCTAGTTCTCTACGTTCCCATTTTGTTATTTGTTCTCCTGCGTCTGTTACATAAAGGTCGGACGCGTCATCTTTTTGAAAACGTCTTAAAGAATTTATCATTCTGTTTAATTCTTGTCTAGTTGTTATATCTTGCTTTATATCTTTATAATTTATGTTATCAGGTAAATATAATTTATTTTCTTCATTTCGTAAACTATTTATTTTCTTATTGAAATCACTTACAGCACGTCCAAGTTTTACATAATCTCCACGTTTCCAATTTATTCTACCTTGAGCCATTTGTTTGTTCCTCTACTTTCATATAAATTCTTTAAATTCATCTATTACATATCCTGTATCTTTTTCAATAATTCTAAATCCTCTTTTTTCAATTTTTTTATAGAAACTTACTGACAAATAATCTGATAAATCAATTTTTATTTTATATTTATTTGATATTTTTGTGTTTTCTAAGAATATAAAATTTGGTAAACCCTCTTTAAATTTCTTTAAATATAATTCACTTGAAAAATAAAATATATAATTTTTAAAAATATATAAATAATGACTTTTTCTTAAATCTAATTCAATTCCATTTTTTGTAAGCATTTTAAATAACCCCTTAAATAATTTTTTCTTTTTTGTATATAATAAATGTATATACATTTTGTTTTTCCATCTTTCTACCTAAAAAGTGCTAACAAATTTAATTGTTAGCACTTTATTAGTATTCTTAAATAAGCTCAAAACCTAGTGCTTTATTTGATGAATTTTTTACAGGTGTTTCAATTATTTTTATTTCTAGTCCTTCTTCTTCCATTGTTTTTGTTCCAAACATTCTAATATATTTAAGCATTTGCATTGTAAACATACTAGACCCTGTTACATAACTTACATTATTGTCATCAATTAAAATACATACTCTTTTTATTTCTCTATCCTTTAAAATTTCCCCAGTATCTTCATCAATAACTGGTTCTTTTAAAGGTTTTGTAAATGTTTTAATTAGCACTTGTTTTACTCTTATCATTTCACCCTTACAATCATTAATTTTTTGGTCAACATGTGAATCTAAATTAAAAATTTTCTTTTCATCTGTAATATTTGTTTCAATATTACATTTTGTTTGACTATTAGTTGCTATTTCGTTAAATCCACTTACAGTTGTCATTGCTGTTTCTTCCTTTCTTTCTTCTACATCAGGTTGTAATTTTTCATTTTCTTCCATAATTTTTCCTTCTTTCTCCTATTTTACGCATAGGTACGGCTAAAATGTTTATTTTACTTTGTGGGAAGTAATCACCCTTTATAAAAATTAAATTATAAACTATTTTGCATACTCTTTAATTATGTCATTTATTATAAAATTTTCTACATGTTTTGGAAGTTCCAATTGCTTTACTTGATTTATAAGTGACCTCTTAGAATTTCCACTTACTTTATATTTTTGAACATGATTAATTTCTAATTTATCTTCTTTATATACTTTTAAACCAATTTCAAATACTTTCTTTATCATTTCTATTCCATGTAACTTACATAAAGCTCCAACTAATACAACAAAATCTTTATAATTTCTATCACCGTTTCCATCTATTACAAATTCATTATTTTTACTATCTGCTAATAACATTTTTTATTTCACCTCTTTATATATTTTCATAATTTCACTATCAATTTTCATTTCAATATTATGTATATTGCTTTCTAGTGTTTGTCGTTTATCGTAAAGTACAGGAAGTATAAATTCATCTTTTTTGAGCTTACAAAATATTTCAAAAAATCCTGTATTTTTAAATTTTACTTCAATTGGAAATTTATAAATTTCCTCTAATTTGTCTTGAATTTCTTCACACATTTTCATTCTTCTTTCTACAAATTATTTAAATTTAAATATTTTGTCAAAACTAACCTATATTTACGGATTTTGTTTTTTCCAAAAAATTATTCAATGTTCCACGAAAAATAATGTATAAATTTTAGGTATTTTATCATAACTTACCTATAATTACGGCTAGTCAATTTTAGGAATATGTTTTTCCATTTCTGCATTTTCTTGTGCAATTTTCATACCATTTGCTAACATATTAATTACTTGTTTATTATCTTCTGATAATTTATCGTAAATATCTTTTATTTCTTGTTTTTTCTCCATTTTTATCACCTCACTTTTTTACCGCTTATCGATTTTATACTCTTATTATATACCGAATGTCGAACTTTGTCAATAACTTTTTTAAAATATTTTACCGATTTTCGAAAAAAATTTCTTGACATTTTATTTTTATTATGATAATATCACGGTGGAGGTGAAATTTTATGAATACGCGTATTAAAGAAGTTAGAAAATCTTTGAATCTAACCCAAAAAGAATTTGGAACAATTATAGGGTTAAAATCTTCAATTTCAGAAATTGAATTACGGTCATGCTCCTATTACAGACCGAACTATAATTGCTATATGTTCTAAATTTAATGTTAATGAAAATTGGCTTAAAACAGGTCAAGGCGAAATGTTTAATAAAACAAAAAACTTTGATGAGTTTTATTTAATTTTCAATAACTTAAATAAACCATTACAAGATTTTCTAACTCAATGTGCTAAAAATTTACTTGACGCACAAGACAAATTATAAAATCTCCATACTACCTACATTTTAATGTAGGTAGTTTTTTATGTTTTATTTTTAATTTTATTTCTAATTTTATTATTTCCAATAAACTGTTGCATTATTCATTTGTTTTGTGGTATAATATAATAAATAGATTATATGAGTTTAATTTATTGTAATTTTATTTGATGATACCAGCGTGAAGAACGTGTTCAAATAAATTTTAGCGTGGTTGCTTGCAATAACACTTGTATTTTTCTATTTCCTTCAAATTTTAAAAGGACGGTGTATGTTATAAAATGTATTATAATTATAATAGAATACTTACTTACAACGCCCTTTTAAACTTTTTAATTGGTGAACGTGGAGTTGGTAAAACCTACGGTGCAGTTAAATTTGTAACAAAACAATTTATTAAAAAGAACGAACAATTTGCTTACATTCGTCGTTATAAATCAGATTTGAAAACATCAGTTTCAACTTTTTTCACTTCTGTTATTAATAACAACGAATTTCCAAATTACACACTATCAGCAAAACATGATAAATTCTTTTGCAATGGTGCTGTATGCGGTTATGCAATGACTCTTTCTACTGCTCAAGATTTAAAATCTACTAACTTTGACGGCGTTAAATATATTATTTTTGATGAATTTATTATTGATGAAGGTCAGAAAAAATATTATTTACATAATGAAGTAGAAACATTTTTGAACTTAGTCGAAACAATAGCTCGTATGCGTGACATTAGAATATTTTTATTGGGTAATGCAGGTAATGTCGTTACAAATCCATACTTTTTATATTTTGATTTGTCATTGCCTTTTAATAATGACATCAAAACATTTAAAGATGGATTAATTCTTCTTCAATATATGAATAATGAAGAATATAGAAAAGAAAAATCTAAAACTAAATTTGGCAAGTTAGTTGCAAATACTTCTTACGAAAAATTTGCAATTCAAAATATGGATACTCACCTTAACAAAAATTTCTTGGAACATAAGCAAGCAACATCAAAATTTACTTTTGCTTTTATCTACGAAAATGAAACATTTGGCGTTTGGTTTGATTACGTTCTAGGTAAAGTATATGTTTCTAAAGATTATATACAAAATACTCCTTTTATATTTGCAACTACTTTAAAAGACCACACAGAAAATACTTTGTTTTTAGCGTCTGCTAGACGTTATAATTGTTGGAAGAATTTTATTGAAAATTATCAACTTGGAAACGTTCGTTTTGAAAATCAGAAAATTAAAAATATTACTACAGATTTAATTAAAAAAATTTTATTAAAATAGTTTATGTAAACCACACGTGTCCTAACCGAAGTAATATTTCCCCGTAACTTATTATGTTAACTTTACTATTGGGGAAATTTTTACGTATAGGTTAGGG